ATCGTTTGTTAGGAAGAGACTGGCAAATGAGACATCCTGTGTAGCGAAGTTGCTCAACGTGCTTACTGTACCAGTTACGTCACCTGTGATCCCGCCTCCTACTGCCAAGCTACCATTGAATGAAGCATCATTCGCGCGAAGGATTCCACTCACTGAACAGTCACCACCAACTCCGAGCATTCCATTAAAGGAAGCATCGTTGGACAAGAAGAGACTTGCAAATGAAACATCCTGTACGGCGAAGTTGCTCAACGAGCTTACTGTACCAGTAACATTTCCTGTAACATCTCCTGTAATCGTTCCTCCTACTGCCAAGTTGCCGTTGAAAGAAGCGTCGTTGGACAAGAAGAGACTCGCAAATGAAACATCCTGTGTAGCGAAGTTGCTCAATGAACTTACTGTACCAGTTACGTCACCTGCGATCTCGCCTCCTACTGCCAAGCTACCATTGAATGAAGCATCGTTTGTTAGGAAGAGTTTTGCGAATGAAACATCTTGCACAGCGAAGTTGCTCAGCGTGCTTACTGTACCAGTTACGTCGCCGGTGACATCGCCCATCAGTTTCTTACCAATTGCGAGTTCTATGTTCCCACCGAATCGGCTTGTGTTGTTACCACATACGTCCAACGGACCGTGCACCTCGATGCTTGTGCAGGAGACATCTGCGAATGACACATATGAAGCGTTGGATGATATCGTTCCATCGATTACTACATTGCCTGTGAATGAAGCGTCACCACCAGTGAACGAGAAACCAGGCGACGTGAATACAAACGCTTCAGTACTCGAAATGTCGAAGGAGTTCCCGTGGAAGAAACTCGTTCCATCGGAGAATGTGATATATGACACATCGAGAATAGGCTTGTTGGATAAGCTAAGATCGCCATACAGCACTGCACTTCCAGAGACGTCCAGGTTACCAGCAGCGGACAACGCTCCGTTGCTGAGAACGTTCGCCGCATGAAGGTCACCTGTAACAGTCAGCGTGTTGTTCACCGCTACGCCCCCATATAGGACAGAGCTCCCCGATACATCAAGACCTCCAACTGCTGATAGGCCGCCACTGCTGAACAGCGTGCCCGCACTGAGATCGCTTAAGACAGTAAGGCTGTCGTTCATCACCACACTCTGATATAAGATAGAGGTTCCAGACACGTCGAGACCTCCGACTGCTGATAGGCTGCCGCTACTGAACAGCGTGCCCGCACTAAGGTCACCTATTACACTCATACTACTTTCCACAGCGACATCTCCGCTTGTGAACATGTATGCAGGTGATGTGAAGACGATGTTTTCAGTACTCGAGATGTCGAATGAGTTGCCGTGAAAGAAGCTTGTACCGTCGGAGAAGGTGATGTATGACACGTCTTCGATAGGGTTGTTGCCCATATCGAGATGTCCCTGGCCAACAAGAACGGCTGCGCCAGCCCCCAAGTTCTGGAAGCTGGCAATTGGTGCCGCGCTAGAAGCCGATACATCAAGGAAATGACTGTAAATATTAGTCGCGTCCAGCGTTCCGAGAGAGAGGTCGTCAGCGCGCATTATGTGTGCTGACAGCTCGTAGAAAACACCGAGACCGCTCGCGTCTATGCTGGCGTTGTTTACTCCATTAGCCCCAATCGCGAAGAGGCCTGTCTCTCCACTGATGCTGAAGACTGCATCAGAACTGTTTGGGCCCGCCTGTAGGCGCACGCCTCCATATAGGTCAAGCGCCAGATTTGAGATATCTACTGTGGCATAGCTTATGTCGAATCCGGTGGGCGCTGGTGCGCTTGTCACAGTTGCACCGCGCAACATACGGAGGCGTCCAGGAACGTCCGTAGACCCATTCGTCCCGATCGTCGCGCCGGTGTCCAAAATGCCATCGATCGAGAACGCCAGGAGCTTTTCGTACGCCCCAGGTTCTGCGGCTAGTACGTTGTCAGAACTGTCAAGCCATACGTCCATAATGTCGAGATTGGATGCGTCTCTCGCGCCGTGGTAGATGACCAGCATCTCATTATCGTGAGTTGATAGCGACTCGATTGTCAACATGTCTGTGTACTCCTCACCAAAAGTTACACTACTGCCATCTACAATCAGATCTCCTTTGATAATGACTTTGGTCGAGCTGATATCATTGAACGTCGTAAAAATATGTTCCTGAGATCTGAAGACGTTGCTATTTGTGTAGCCGGAAGATCCAGTGCCTACATGCGAGAGGTTGGCAGTCTGGTAAATTGGGCCAAAGAGATGGAGACCTTTATAGAGCTGTGCACCTAGCGCCGACGGTTGGACAGCTGCGCCTAATGGCTGACCCAATGAGCCACCATAGTTGAATAGTTGCCCCTTCGTCATGTCAACCGTTGGAACTGATCCCCCTGCCTGTTTCACGACTAGTGTCCCATCAATTGTTGCGCCTTCACCTGGATGGCTTGTGATGGCACCGTAAGGGATCTGCCCATTTTCGATCGCTGTCACCAGATTGCATATCTCTTGGTCGTAGCCCCTACTACGGAGGTAGCTACCGTAGTTGAAATACGTGTCACGACAACTGTAGCCAGACATTACTATATAGACAGCTGAGATAAATAATGTCTGCACGCACTATTCTGGAATAGGGAATGGCCGTTGTCCCGGCTGCACCACGAACTTCTCTGGCATTATGACTGGAGTGGTCTCGAAGAATGATACCATTGGAACAGTCTTAAGCTGAGGTTGTACCGCTGGCTGAGGGTCAACTAAGTTTGTTGAATTTATTCCGAAGAGCGAAGATTCGATCTCCACTGGGTTGCTCGAAAGGGTGTTCCAAGGCATGTGGCTTGGAGTAATACCAAGACAAGGAATAGCCGTGTGAGCAGCGCTTCCCCACTGGGAATGTGCGTATGCATTGTACTGCCTGGAGTCAGCATAACTTCTCTGCTGGAGACAGTAGTTCCCCTTAGTGTTTATGTTGCGTGTTGATGCCATGTATACTATGTGCAGATAATCTTGTTCTTTCAACCACGCATTGCTTGCAACAGGTCGTTCATGTGACCATCGGTCACACTGCTTGTCATCGCGATATCACAGAAGCACCTGTGTGCGTACTGGAAAATGTCGAACACAAATAGTACCCTGAAGAGGTTCTCGTTAGTCAAACGGTCACCCATCATCAGCATAACGTGTGTGAAGCGCGTGCTTTTCGAACGCAGTAACTCGAACGCCGGGATGAAATGCTCTTCCACGGCGGCGAATAGCTCGTCGGTACGTACCGTGATCGCATCGTCACGCCACTCATCAAGGCCAAACGCCTGTAGAAACTGTGACCGGTAGAGATCGTCGTCGTCGAGTGCGAGATACGTACAGAGGAAGGATGTGTCATAAGACCCAAGGACTGTTGGTGTTGTTCTCTCCATTTCACTATCATGATTTGTGACATGGAGTTTAAATCGTTTAGACGTATTGCTTTCCAGTGTGGGTCTTCTCGTAATCTTGATCACGAGTAAGCTCCCTCGTTGGAAGCCCTCCTCTGATCCATCCCTCCGCTGCAGCTCCTTCCACCAAGTTCGCGGGATTCGTAATTGACGCCTTCAATGATGGCAACATAGGCGTGCAAGAGTAATTCATGTAGGACACTTCCGAGCTTGGGTTGATTGTCTTACGGTTGTTCGCAAGCTCACCCTGTTGCAACTGCGCCTCGAGCACGGGGTTGGACTGGCCGCGACCGAGGTATGGAACAGTGGCGAAAGGTCGCTGATACAGACTAATCCTGCACCTATCCTTCGTCAAATCTGCGATATGCAGCTTAGAGTTATCATCGATGTTGCATCCACCAATTCCGACCTGATGGCTGCCTGTGAAGTTCACATTCGGCTGGCTAGTTGCAAATGATACTGCATCCCCCATAGGGCACGCAGGTCTGAAGTTTGTCAGCAAGTAGTTTGCGGCGCCAGCGTTTTGGATATTGCGCTGACTAAGGTCGCACGCGTCGTCGCCGATCCGTGTGTTGTTGTAGAATGTATAGTCAGATACGTACGCCATCTATACATTGGCTCAACATTAAAAATCGCTCTGCACCCGCACCTAGTTGTTGCCGTTGATCCAGTGTGGCGGCATTTGTTGGGTACATGCTAATCCATTTCCTTCCTTACACGATATCATGTCCCCGTAGCAGAACTCCGCGAATGATTTCTGGTCATTGGGGACAGTGGTGCTCGGTGTGGCGTACCACTGGTGCATAGACATATCGAAATCGAATTGATCCCCTAAATCCTTGAAGAGGCGTTTGTCTATTCCTTGTTTGTCATCGAACTGGTTCACGACGAACTCCTGAGTTTTCCTGTTGATATCCTTCTCAACAATTGGATTGAACGCTGGTTCTGCAGCTGGTCGTGTCGGATTGTCCTGTATCTCCGGTAGCAGCACGTTCATAACTGGATTCTCAGCAGAAGGTCTTGTGTAGTTGATGGAAGCCAGCTGTCCGGCGTTGAGAGTCTCGAAGCCTTCCTTGGCAGCTTCGTGCAGGTCTGCCTTCGTGACACTCTCCCTCTGGGTGTACTGGAGAATCGCGATAGCTACAAGAGTCACTAGACACGTCACGATGATGCGGCTATTCTGGGTTACTAGATAACCCAGGACAGACAACAACACGACAAGTCTGGTAATAGCGTTCAACTTCTGGTTTGCGTCCATACCGGGCGTTGGCCATACCTGCGATACGCTGTCGCCATCTAGTAAGATTGTTGGATTGTTCAGCCAGAAGGGCGTTTGCATCGTATATATATCGCCTAGCTTTTATTTATCACTTCTTACCCTTCTTCTTCTTGCCCTTAGATTTCTTATCTGGGCGCTTGGCACTTCGCTCTGCGCCGTCACCGCTTCTAAACACCAGCTTTTGGTTGTCTTCCATCTCGAGGAGTTCAGCCATAGCCTTCTCAGCTGCTGCTGCGCGCTGAGCCATCTCTTCCGGACTCACTTGCGGCTCACTCGCTGCAGCTTGTGACGATGCACCTGCTTTGGCTCTGATCCTCTCCTTTTGCTGCACTAGCCGCATCTGGCGCTCTATATGCGCTCTCATTGCCCCTTGATTGATCTTCGCACCTCCTCCTCCTCCTCCAAGACCCATTTGGCCGAGCATCTGTTGGAGATTTCCCAGACCAGGTGTGTCTTGCATCTTTCTCATCAAGTCAGACGCCTCTGCAAGCAGCTCACTCTCTTTGATGTCACCCGACTTGATACGCTCGTCCAACTTCTGACCAACACCCTTCACCATATCCATCAGCTTTGTAGGGTTCTTCATCATCTTCTTGAACACGTCTCCGACACTCGACGCATTTTCCATGTCCACGCTCCATTCTTGGGCCGTTTCCTCAGCAATCTCTTTCGCCAGGGTACCCAACTTGCCATCCATCATAGATGATACATGACGGTGGAACTCCTCTGGGTCTGGAAGAACCGGACCACGTTGCGCACTTGATGATCCTTCTGCGCCGGCTTCTACGCCACCTTCCTGAGATGTATCGATATTGTCGAACATCTCCTGCACGCCACTCATCGTCTCCTCCAACTTCCTGCGGAACTCATCCTCGTTGATCGCCTCGAACAATTTTGCTGTGTCACCGAACGAGTCTCCACTCGACACATTCGAGACTGTCGCGAAAAGAATCAGTTGCAGATATCTCCAGAGAGTCTTCCTTGTGGCATCACTGATGTTCTCCCGCCACAGCACGCGGTAATCGACCCCTGGGAGAAACTCCAAGTTTGTCTCGTCGCCGTCGAACATGCTCTCATTCTCATAGAGGATATCGAAGAAACGCTCTGGGAATACGGTGTTAAAGTATTGAGTTAAAGATTCCATGGCTGACTCGCTTTCAGAGTCACCTGCTCTCACACTTGCTAGTCTCGAGTCGAGATCTGCTTCAAGCTCCGGAAATGTGGTGAGCAAGTCAGATACCAGATCACTGACAACCTTCTGCAAAGATTGCGACTGCTTCTCAGATTCGGTCGTGCCATCGACAACGCTAGACTCTTTCAGTACCTCCATAATACCGAGTCTAGCCTTGCAAACTTTAAATGTTTCCGTCACCTAATTGTATAAATCAGCTATCTGTTTCAGGTTCTTCAAATACCCAATTACTTTGTTCAGATCATCCCCCTCCATACGACTAACTGGTCCCCTTAGCGCCTCAATCTTATCCAGGATCATCTTGTTGTCCCCGATGACAGAGCTATAGTCGTTCTCGATGAAAAACGACACATCGCCGTTGTCGATCTGGTTGGCGTACGGAGTCAGGACATATCGCTTGAAGCTGATTAAGATGAGACGAGGGTTCGCTTTCCTCATCTTCTGGAGCGCTGATTGCGCAGTAGCGATGTCATCGTCATCTGGGAAGACACGCTGGATGTCTTCTATAAACTCCTCGAAGTGGTTATTAAAGGCTGCTACAACTGGGTTGCTCATTTTTCTATTAATGATATTTACCGTTTATGTTTCTTACGAGTATCTTTTACTTCCGATTCATCCTCACATCGCTGTCTCTCTTCATCTGGAGCTGTTCCATAGAAACATTGCCTATAGTGTCTGCTGAGTATGTATCGGGCGGCGTCTCTATGCTGTCTTGATATGCCACGCTCGCATAATGATGCTGTTGCCGCATCCCGCCAGAGCCTTGAGCTGCCATCTCGTCAGCACCTTGATCAAGATAGCTATACGTATCCGATGCTACTCCAAATCCGCCTGACATACCTCCTAGAGTAAATGCCATCGGCTCACCGTTCTGGCGTGTGGCCACTTGCTGCTGTGCCTCAACCTCTGGCTTTATATGTCTAACAATGTCCTCTCCAAACAACACTTGATGTCCTCGATTCAGGAGCAGCAATGCTGGAACTTTTACGACGGTCGGTGGCAGCAGTACACGCTGTCCATTGTCAAGAGTCAGATAAACGGCGCCATTCGCTTCTTTAACACGCGCATCCACACATAGGAAATGCATCTGTTTCTGGATCTCCTGGCTCCGTGATATCATCGAAATCAGCGACTTGCAGTTATTGCAGTAGTTACTGTAGTACAGAATAGTGCTCATTATCCTATACCGCGATTTTCACGCGCGCATCTGAACTAATAATGTTTCACTGGAAAATTGACAAGAAGATAATCTCCCGAGAGTCTATAATACAGCCAACATGAATCCGACAGTAACCGAACTAACCGAGGAGGACTCAACTCTCAAGTTCCGCCTATCAGGCGTGAACACAAGCATTGCAAACGCTTTGCGCCGCATCATGATCGCCGAGATCCCTTGCGTCGTGTTCAGAACTGCGCCATACGCTGACAACAAAGTCGACATAGAAATTAACACCACTAGAATGAACAACGAGCTTCTCAAGCAGAGGATCAGTTGCATACCGATCCACATCTCGGACACTGATTTCCCGATCGCGAACTACGTTGTAGAACTCGACAAAAGAAACGATGGAGATGTAATCGACTTCGCTACAACAGAGCACTTCGTGATGCGCGATCTGCAGAGTGGCGCATTGCTCCCGCGAACAACCGTGTCCAAGATATTCCCTCCTGACCCTTCCACAGGTGACTACATCGACATCGCACGTCTGAGACCAAAGATCGTGTCTGACTCCGATGGGGAGCATCTCAAGCTAACCGCCAAGTTCGATATCGGCACTGCTAAGGAGGACGGGTCGTTCGGTGTCGTGAGCACTTCTGCATATGCAGCGACACCGGACAGACTCAAGATTGACGAAGAAGCGAATGCTATGGCTGCTCACTTGAAATCAAAGGGTGTGAGTCAAGACGACATCGACTACGAGGTGAAGGATTGGAAGCTCCTCAAAGGTCAGACCTTCACTGTTCCAGACTCATTCGACTTCTCAGTCAAAACTATTGGTCAATTCGAGAACATGGACATCGTCTACCGTGCCGCTCACGTAATGCTCGCCAAGCTAGCGAAGTTCAAGAGTGTCATATCCGAGACGCCAGAGCTGATCAAACCATCAGAAACAACGATTCCGAACTCGTACGACATCACGTTGGAAGGCGAAGACTACACTCTCGGCAAGGCA